TAGGTTTGGCCTTTAACATCAAATATAACTTCTACTACTAATCCTTTACGATTAATACTATTAACTAATTGTTGTTTATTAATACGTCTAAACGCTTTACCATATAAGGCAAACGATAACGCATCTAAGAAGGTAGACTTACCTGCACCATTATCCCCAATAACCAACGTTGATGGGTTAGATTCTAAATCTAATTCTGTAAATGAATTTCCTGTGGATAGAAAGTTCTTCCACTTCAAACTTTTAAATGTAATCATTAACTAATTTGTAACGCTTCACTATAAAGATCGTGAACCTCTTTTGTTACTTCCTCTTTATTAGCAGCAATTTCTAACCCTGTAATATAATTATTTAAAATTGTTAGGGTGTCTTCGGCTTCTGCTATAACATCATCATCATCTTCTAAATCCAAATTCAAGTGATCTTCTACTACTTGTAAGTGAATTGGATTTGCTCTTTCTAATCTCTCAATAAACATATCAAACCAATAGGGGTTTGTTTTGTTCTTGATTATTAATTTAATAAAACAATTGGAATATTGATCCATGTCTTGTTCTATAATATCAGTTACTACTGCGTCTTTATCATTATACCATATCTTCTTGAACATTCTATTAGGGTTCTTAATGAACTCTAGTTCTCTTGTTTCAGTATCGTATACATGAAATCCTTTATCATCATCTGCGTCATTCCATGTCATCTCATATGGAGTTCCTAAATAATGAACGTTGCCTGTTGTAGATTTTGTATGATAGTGTCCTGTGCATACAACATCAAATTTCTTTAACCAATCATCTTTAATGCCATGATAATGTAATACCTGGCCTTTATACATGCAATAACCTTCTAGTTCTAAATGACCAAACAATACTTGGCAGTTAGTAGTCCTAGCTGCATTAAATATTTCTTCTTCATTCTCACCACATATCCAAGGTATCATTAGAATCCCATTCCATTCTTTAGCTTCATTATATACTATAATATTTTCATATGACTCTGCTAAGAGATTCATACTATTAATTTCTAAAGTATTTTTATAGAATGCATCATGATTACCTACTAATGCATGTAGGGTTATATTGCGTTCTCTAAGAGGTTCAAAGAACATCTTTTTAGCTCTATCCAAAGAATAGAAATTAATAAACTTTCTTCTATCAAATGTATCACCTAAATCAACAACGGTATCAATACCATGTTCATCTAAGTAAGGGAAGAATTCTTCCTTAAAGAATCTCTCTTGAAAGTCAGCTACTCTTTGGTTGTCATTTCTTACACCGAAGTGTAAATCAGTTACTAGTGCTATCTTCATTTAGTCTCCGGACGGTTATAGAATTTTTCTAAACCTTTAGCTTCAGCTTTCTTAGCTTCACGCTTAGCCTTTCTATCCGCTATCTTTTGCTCAAAGTTACCCACAAAATCTTTCATATAGTCTGTGTGTAAATTAATTTTAATTTCACCTTGTTTCTTTTCACCACCAGCACTTTCATGTGCATCGGATAATTCATCATGTACAACACTTTGCTCTAGAGCTTTGTGCTTGATGTACAATTGTCTTTTTTCTCTTTCTATTCGTCTGAGAAATGCATAATATATTATTTGAGTAAAATACGCGAACGGATTTGTTGACTTGTCCGGATTGAAGTTGTTCAAATAATTAATACAGTTTTCTATTCCATCACCTACCATTTCTTCTCTAAACATATAGTTTGCGAAGTTGGGTTTATAGGATAGTCTGTTTGCTATTTGTAATAGGCACTCACCAATATAATTTGGTATTGGTGGTATTGGTTTGTTTGCCTTCTCTGCTTTTGTTCGATCCTTTTTATATTGGACCAAGACTGCATATAGTCTTTTATTATCTACGTAATGTTTTCCCATTAGTGTATTTGGTTATTGGAGATAGCTGTTCTTTCTAACCACGCAGTAAGCTCTTCTAAATTTTCTCTAGCTGCTTCCTCTGTTGGTTTTCTAAACACTCTCTGCTTGAACCACTCCTTACAAAATTTGTTATACTGTTCTCTTAAATCATTTTCCATATCAGAATGAATGCTTACAATCTTGTCTTTACTAATGTTTGAGATTATTGGATTTCCTTTTACAAAAGGACAGTACATACCTTTAAAATAATATCTTTGTTCTACATATAATTCGAGAGAGGTATTATCTACTCCCAATTCAACGGCATTGTGAAGCTGGACAGTGTTATCATCTTCTCCAGACACTTCACCTAGAATTATTGTTTTATCTGTTAGTTTAAAATATTTAAATTCCATTTAGTTTAACCTGGTATATTTTGTAATCAAATTTTTCATCATTATAATATTTCACACGCTCTGCAAAGTGTTTAAGAGTAAAATTCTTATGCGCTTTGTGTTGCAGATCATCTGCTATATCAAATAAGGTAGCCTTTGATTTCCTTTCTGACCTTCTTAGACCTCTACCTATAGATTGTAAAACTCTAATCTTGGACTTACTCGGGGAGGCAAATACCACATTGTCTAGGTTTTTAATATTTATGCCTGTTGCGAACGTACCATAGGAAGCTACTATAATTGCATCAGTATCATTCTCTACCAATCCTCTTATTTCTTCTCTGGTTTTTGCATCAACTTCGCCACTAACAAAAAACACATTTCGATCAACAACCTCTTTTTGTTGCTGTTCTAATATATTATTATACAACACTTTGCCATGCTTTTCAACCAATTGATACAAAACTAATGTGTTGCCGTCTAGTGATAAAACTAAATTATTAATAAAACTATTCCTTGCTTTGGATCCTACAATGTGTTGTAGTTCATCTTGGTATGTTGCTTTCTTTAATAAAGCAGCAGACTCTGCAGGATGTTTTAATACAATACATTTAACTCCAAGCTCCGCAAGGGTTCCCTTTTCTATTAGTTCAGATGTGCTTGTAACCTTTTTAACGGATCCAAACAACCCTTCTAATACTAATTTGTGTGTCTGTGTCTCATCTAATGTTCCTGTAAAACCAAATCTATAAGGACAGTCTATTAACTTAGTCATTATAGTAGTTAAGGATTTAGATTTAAAATTATGTGCTTCATCACCAATAACGCATTTGAATTGGTTGAACCACGGCTTGGGCATCTTATATATAGATTGCCATGTTGATATTACTATTGATTCATCTATAGAGCTACGCCACGACTTGTCTTGGGTTCCATCTATAACTCTTGTTTGTTCTCCGAATCCATAGTCCTTAAAGTCTGTTTGCATTTGATATACTAATGATGTTGTTGGAACTATTACTAATATTTTATTGCCCATCTCTTTCATCATATGGGCTATCATATAAATTATAAGAGACTTACCACTCGCTGTGGGAGATAATAATAAAGCTCTCCTTGTTCTCATTGCATGTGCAAAAGCTTTTAATTGATAATCTCTAGGTGTGAATCCTGTCCCTTCTAATAGTTTGGTAGCATATGATTTGGCTTCTTTTAATGAAAATGATTCATCAGATAGATCATCATCTAGCTCTACAGTGTATTCATAGTTCTTTGCAAACTCTCTTATATAAGGAACTAGACCCGCATATATTAATCCCGTTGCAGGATTAAATAATCTTATTTTACCATCCCAGAATTTATTCCTGACCTGTGGCATGAACCTTGCTCCAGGAACTTCAAATGTAAAGTATTCTTGTAGTTCGTATCCTATACCAGGTTCGCAATAACAACGCACGTGCACGTCATCATACTTCTCTATCGCTATGTTGTCTGACATTAAATTCCAACTTTAAACTTTTCCCAATCAATAGCACTTTTAATATTATACCCTCGGGTGTTTAAAGACCTTATTATATTCTCTAAGAGATCTACCTTTTCTTTAGCGTAAGCTAACTTAAGGTTATAATCTATTACATCTTTATCTGCATCGACATAGTCTTTTAAATCGCCGCGCAAAATTTTAAGTGGGTTTGGTTCCCATCCATGTTCATCTAATTCATACTTATCTAGTGTACCATCATAATATTGATATTTCAACTTTCTAAGTTCTTTCATACTCTCTTCAATCTTACGCATAGCAAGGCGCTCGGTAGAGAAGATCTTAAAATACTTTGAGTGTAATTGTGGTATTTTTTATGATTCCTCACCGAGCTCTGTTCTATCTATATTGCAATCACTTGCCCATGTGTCTAGTATCTCTTCTAAATTCATTTTGTTCTTAAAGTAAAATTCTGTTTTGGTTTATGAGTATCATACCAACAATTAACGGTGTATCTATCACCATTAATTATTTCCATAACCGCATGTGGATAATATTGACCATCAAACATTACTTGACGACCGGCCTTTGGTTTAACAAATAAATCATTAAAGACTAATTCGCCGCCCTCAAAATTTTGATTGAGGAATGTAACACTAGTTAATAAAGTTGTTTCACTAGCTTCATCAGTATGTAACTTCTGATATTGACCTTTGGATCTCTTTACTATCTGGGCCCAATACTCTGCCGTCTTAAAATTAGTATTACTATGACCCGTTATTATATCTAAATATGGGTGCTTCTGTATAGATAATACTTTACTATTAGTTTTAAGCACAACATCTTCGCGCTCAAAAATTTCTATTAAGTGCGAACATTGATCAGGATCTAATACATTATCCCGGATAACTATCTTATCCTTATTAATCATATACTATATTATACGGTATTTTTATGTGGAATGCAACGTATTTTTTTATACGTCTATTATATCGAAACGTTCATATGCAAATGTAACTAAACATTCCATATATTCTACGTCTGATTGTCTGAAGTCAAATATGAGGTCTTGAATTGTTGTAGGCCATAAGTTAAGGAAGTTGACCTTTATATTAGAATTAACATTACTATTAGATATCATAAGAGTGGCATCACTCATTAAACTATCATCACCAGAAGCATTAAACCCAGTTCTCCTTTGATCCTTATCTGCTAGAGTTTTATATTGTTCGAATTTCTCTGGGAAACCTAAAGCCATCATCCAATTATAGAGTTCAAGATAGTTTTTCATATCTTCATCTAAACGGAATGTTAATTGAAGTTCTCCAAATTCTAAATGATCTCCAGGCTCCGGTAATTTAATAAAGGGAGTAGGAACATCAAATCTACCAATAGCAATATTAGGTAGAGTACATTGTTGTACAAAGAAGTTAACGTTAGGTAATTTCTTAACAGTAAAGCTAAACTTTAAAGGGGATAAGAAATTAACGTTTTTAGGTTGTTGAGTTATTGCTGCCATATTATTATTTATATTACTTCCCGCATCTACATAGATTATTATAATAAAACGTTATATAGATGTCAACATAAAAAGGGAGATTTCTCTCCCTTTCTGATCTTATGATTATACCTGTGAGGTAACAAATTCATTTAGCTCTTTTGCAATTGCAATAACATCTGTAACAACAATGTCTCTACTTGGTAGAGGTTTTTTGTCGTTAGGAAAGTTATCGTTATGCATATAAACCGCATCGAACTCACGTTGAATGTTTCCTTCAACAAGTCCTTGTGCTTGGTTTAATAGATCGGCACGTATTTCGTACCCAGATTTTCCGGCTGTAGTTGCCATAGTATTCTCCTGTATGTGTGTGTATGGTTCGACCTCATGTCTTACCTAATAATATTTATAAGGCAAAAAAAAGAGCTCCGAAGAGCTCTTTTTAAACCTAAAAGGTTTGGCTTACATGATGTTGTTAACTAGAACTCTTCTGTAATATACATTAGAATCTTTAGTTAATGCACCAAGACCAGCTGTAGCACCTTCCGCAAATGGGTTTGCAACAACGCCGTAACGTGTTTTAAATCCGATTTTTGGTTGGAAAGTATTCTCGCCAACGGCTCTAACCATTTGTAGAGGTACGTATGGGCAATAGAATAAACCAGCATCAAACGCACTAGAACCTTTATACCCTAAAGTATAGTAGTTTCCAGTAGTGTATGGGTCAATGTAAACTCTATATCTACCGTTAAGAACACCAGCAAAAGTATTACCTGTGTCATCAACTTGTAGGTTATTAGAGTTAAGTGCAGGTGCATAATCCAACACGCCAGCCATTTGAAGAGCAGAAGCAACATCACTAGATGTGATTAATACGTTACCCTTTCCTCTTCTTGTGTCTTTTGCGATCTGGTTAGCAACTCTTTCAATCTGGAACATTAATCCTTTGAATTTCTCAACGGACCATCTTCCATTTGAATCAACGTCTAAGTCAAAAGTACCAGCAGTTGTGGTATCATCTTGAGCACCTTGCTTAGCAACTACGTTAATAGTTCTAATTATCTCTCTGTTGATTTCCGCTAGGATCTCAGTAGATAAGATATTTGCAAGCTCAGTTTCAGCATCTAGACCATGAATTGCTTTAAGGTCTTGTGCTAATTCCATTGTGTACTCGGCTTTTAAAGCTCTTGAACCAGCAGTTACAGAGACTTTCTCGATTGAAAAAGCCATTTCAGGGAATGCAACGTTAGATGCATGACCTAATGCTTCAGCTTGGTTAGTAGGCATTCCGTCTCCGAAGTTATATGATCCAGCTTCAGCATTGTTTGCTGATACAGGAACGCTTCCGACGTGCTTGTCACCAAGTGTGTTAGCATTTGCAACAACTGAAGAGAATGAAGTATTAGCTTCATTATAAAATGCTTCAGTAGCTGAGTTACTTTGGTTTGAGTACTTGCTTCTCATAGCGAAAATTAAGCCAGTTGGGCCTGACATAGGTTGAACACCACACATGTCATAAGCAACTAGATTAGGCATCGCTCTTCGTACTAAGCTGATTAGTACAGGATCATAATTATCTACGTCATTACCAGTAGCGTTAGTAGGCGTATGAGTCGCCTCGCTTAATAGTGATTGACTAGAGAAAGTAGACCCTTCTCTGAGACTAATCTCAGTATTTTCTAGAAGTTGAGCAGTCACGGCACGTTTATGTGAATCACCAATAGATGGTAAATCTTCGTGCTCTAGTATTGGCTGCCACTTCTCAACTAATTGTGAATTAAGGTTCATTATAGCTCTCCTAAATATTCCTTATCAATTATTTTTTAATTGTACGAGTTATCGCACTAGCATATCTTTCCATCGACGGATCGATTGCAGCCTTCTCTTCTGCCTCTTCTAGCGGCTCGTCATTTTCCTGAAATACATCAGGTGATTCGCTTTTTGAAGCAAAGTAGTTTTCCTTGATTACATCTAGCTTCTTGCTAAAATCCTCAAGATCATCATATTCAATACCTTCAGCTAGTGAAGATAATTTTTCTCTTTCAGTCAATGTTAAACCTTCGCCGGACTCGGCAACGATTGCACTAACTTTCAGATCGTCAATTTCTTTTTGAAGCTCGATCTTTTCCTTTACGGATTCGTTAAGATCGGATTCAAGTTGTTCTGTTTTTTCGATAGCTTCAGCAGCTAAGTCAACTTTCTCTTCCGGTAGGTCGATATAGTTTTCTTCAAACAATGATTTAATACCATTCATGAAGTTCTCAGCAACTTCTACTTTAAATGAAGACTCGATTGCGACTTCATTTTCCTTAGCCCACTCTTCAGCAGCATAAGTAACGTATTCATCGATTTTCTTTCCAGATTCTTCGACGAAAGTATTTTTAGCTTCTTCAAGCTTTTCGGCGTACTCTTCTTCGAGTCTTGAAATTTCTACACCTGCTTTAGCGTTA